CGTTTTTATCGCACATTCCTAAAGCTTGATCTACTGGAAATCCTGCACGTCTTAGGCTTAAATAAAACTCACGCAACGAGATGGCATAGGTATCTAACTTGGTATTAATCTGCTCATGGGTGTATTTACCCTTGCGCTTATTAATCTTTTTACGCTTGCGTGCGGTAGCCATATTGCTATTGTCGCTTATTCATGATAAGGAATAGATCATCGACACGCTGTTCTAATCTAGTTAATTGATCCTTCATGCTAGAGCCACCATTAGGTCGTAACTCATTAAGCCAACCTTTAACTAAAAAACGTAGTCCGATTAGCACGCCTGATAGCACGGCCATAACGCCAGCGCCAAAGCCAGCCCATTCCGTTGGACTCATTTTTCATCTGCACCGACACCATAAGCTGTATCGGATTTGTCTAAAGCCCTAGCCGCTGGGCCAGCCAATGCTGCAACTACTACAGACAATGCTGGATCTAAACCTAATTCATTGCTTGCTAAAAATGTTAAAAAAGATACTAATACCCCACGTGCATAGGATTTTAGTATTGCTTTTTGCTTCTTGGTTATCTTCATATTTTGCCCCCTAGTAGTGGTATATCAAACGGCTTAGAATCTGTATCGCCTGACTTTGTAAAGCTGATATGGATGTGCTTTGTGTGCTTATTAAAACCTTTGTACTTGCGCCACTTAAAATTAAGTATCTTACTAGCAATCATGCCATTATGGATTACGTAAGATAAGCGTTTATCGGTTTTAGCACAAACCCTGATCTGGTCAGCCAAATATATCGAGAGCTGGTCGGATGAATCCAAACGAGAATCAATATCAATGGCTCGGACGATCCCAGATTTGTCTGGATTATGATCCGATCTGGTGGCGGAATGACGAGCATCGCCAATCCATCCATCACTGGAAGTGCGGCGATCAGGGTACCAGGTATCAACCTGATCTCTTAACTGCACCCCAGCTGCACATAATTTAGGTTTCATTAGCCAAGTAGCAATTTTGCTTCATCAGCAGTTAAACCTAAGCGATTAAGAATTGCTTGGCGTGCTGCTTGTTTTGCTTCAATTTCTGCTTGTTTTGCAATCAATTCTTTAATCTGTGCTTCACGCTCTTTTTTCTCAGTAGCAGTTTCTTCACGCTCAATAATGGTTTCTTCGCCTGTTACAACATTAAATTCTTTTTCTATTCTTTTCATAATATCTCCTTATGCGCTTGTGTAGACATAAATTGTGCCAGCATCAAAATTGGCACCACTACTAATAATACTCACACTTGAAATTGTGGCAGATGAGTCAAAGATACCTTGGTAATAATTGTGTATTTGTCCTGAGCCAGAATCAAAATTAGCACCTTGCAAAATAGTGGCAATTTTTACTCCAGATGAATTACAACCATCTAATAAAACACCACCACTAATAAATGCTGTGCCACTATTTGCCATTGTTCCAAATGGAAAACTTGTTCCTGTATTGCCATTGTTGAAAAAAATGTTGGCTAAATAAGAAGGATCGGCAGTTATACCGCCACCAAATCTGCTATAAATACTGCTTGTATTTGAATTGAATCTAATAGTCATACTGTTTGATGATCCTGCTGAAGCGTTTGTAACTCTAACCATAATTTTATTAGCACCACTAATTCCTGAAACAGTAATTGTATCTGCGCCAGTTAATGCTGTGCCACCTGTATTTAATAAAGTGTAGTTAGCGCCAGCAGCCGTAGGAGCAGCCCATTTTAATCCTGTTGCGGTTGATGAGTCTGCTGTCAAAACTGTGTCGTTTGCACCCACGCCAATTCTGGTGTCAGTAGTTGAATAAGTATATAAATCACCTTTAGTAGTTAATGGAGATGATCCACCAGATTTAACTACCCATGATGAGCCAGAGTAAACTTGAATAACATCTGTGTCTTTTAGATAGCATGAATTACCTTCTTGTGGTGATGTAACGGCTGCATCTCTAGCTGTGGCATTAGCAAACACCCAGATACCTTGCATTAAATAGCCATCTACATCAGCTGCGGTTAGTACCTCACCTGTAGTAAAATCCTTAAAACCTAATGGTGCTGCCATCTCTACTCCTTAGTAACTTAGGACATTATAGTCTAAAGTGCCATAAATGCTGTTATTTAGGATAAAAGCATCTATAACTGGCTCTAGTGTCGTGAACGTGGTTTTCCAACTATTCGGGGTTATTGCCATGCGTACCCCAAAAATCTGTAAAGTCTTTTCTAAAAGTGATCCGCCAGGCTGGGTAGTCTTGACTGTAATTGGATCAAAAAAGTCCAAGTCTAAAGCTGCCAATATGCCTGAGTTGTAGTTATCGGTATATAGATCTAGGACTATGGCATCTACACGTATTGAGGTTTCTTGCCTAGAAGCCACATAAGCCTGGGCATAATCTAGGGCTACGGCATCTGATTCCATAAGTAGGTTATCTAAAAAGTAACTATGTAAAAAGTATTTATCTATGCTGGCTTGATTTAGGGCTACCTGTGGGCTGCCACCAGCTCTAGTAATTGTGGCTTTGTTAAAGACTAATACGTCATTTAATACCCAGGTAGCATCAAAATAATCTATGCCTGAGCCATCATCTGCAAAGACTGTGGGTGTGCCACCAATAGATCCAGCGGTAACGCCTCTGTCTTGAAATACAAAATTATTATCGGCGTCCACATAAATAGCGCCATACTCTGATTCTGACACTGTAAACAAAGCTTGCAATGCTGTGCGGTTTGTCCCTGGATCTGCTTGCAATGTAGTAAGACCTGCATCAATATCACGCTGTGATGCTGGCCAATCAATTTCATCTAATATTTTATTAACTCTAGTACCAGATAATTGCCCTGCCGTAGCGCCAGTAACTGTGGATATTTGTGCTAATTGGGCTAATCTAAAAGCATCTACAGCTTGAATAGTAGTCATGGCTAAATCTGCTTCTGATTCATCTGGGTAGGTTGTAACATAACTTGTAATAAATCCCGAGAATATAGGATAAGTTACCGATCCATAAGTAGCAGTTATCTGTACTTTCTTCATAGGTGTTAATAAATTGTAATAAGGCCCTGATACATTTTGTGGATTAAAATCACCATTCTGATCTACTATACGTAAAGTCATTGAACCAGTCTGAAATTGATCACTAAGTGCAGTACGGCCTCTGTTGGTTTCGATACGATTAACTCTATTAGATACATCAACGATTACAGCTGTGGCATCTCCTAAAATGTTTACATCTAGTTTGCCTTCATCTAAAATAAGTGTTTGAGCAAAACTAGGGCCAGTGCTAAAGTTTATTACAGCATTTATTACTGGTATTGTCATACAATAAATCCAGCTGGTACTGTGCTATATCCAGATCTGTTTGCTATTTGAATACTTTCGGCAATAGCCTGGCTTAACCTATCGCTATTAGCATCTACTGTAACTCGGATTTCTGTAGGTACTTGGCTAGAAGTTTGTTGAGCTACAAACTCCCCAATGCGAGCGTTTAATTCTCTGGTAGATTCTAAACCTAAGTTATATTCAAAAGCTTTAATCTGCTCATTTTTTGCCCTAACCTCTGCTAGCGCATAATCGTATGTAGCTCCACCGCCACCATTTGTATCCATTGTGCCGCCAAGCTTCATAATCATTGCGGCAATTCTGGCGTTAAGAGATCTAATAGATTCTAAAGCCTGGTCAAAGGTAGTTACTTGGCCTTCAATAAACTTATTGATCTTATCGGTCATTGACCTAATAGCTTCTAATGCTATATTAAAGTTTTTAGCGAATTGTGCGGCAGCTTCGGCAGCATCAAGTTCTGCGTTTGCTTTCTTAGCCAACGCTTCATCATTTTTTGCAATAGCAATTAGACCATCAATTCTTGCCTTAACTTCATCTGTAGTGGCTTCATTACGTGCTTTTTGTAAACCAATTAACTCTAAATCAAACTTTTCTTTTAACTTGTCTAATTCTGTTTTTTTCTTTAAGACTTCGTATTCTTCTTTGCGCTTACCTGTAGATAAAGAAATAATCCTAGCTTCTAAACGTCTATTTAGAATACGTGCTTTTGCCAGGGTAGAGCTTTCTTCTGGGCTTAATTTTCTAGCACTTGTAGCAGCGCCAAGCACGGCACTTCCGCCAACAATAGTAAATGCAGCAGCTACAGCCTTAGGGCTTTTACTGGCAATGGCTATGGCTATCAAACCAGCCTTAAATGTAGGGTTACTTACTAAGTCAGTAAAGCCTTTAGTTAATTTGGCTATTTCTCTAATTGCATAAGCTATGTTATCGCCTAGATTTTCAAAATCTGTAGCAAGGTTGGATACTGATTGATCTTTACTTAATATAGTTAAAGCATCAACTAATCCTCTACCAATAGACTTAGTAGCTTCGTCTGCGCCTTTTTTAAGCACATCCATTTTGCCTGTATAGGTATCTAATCTAGCGGCGGCTTGTCCCTTAAATCTTTCTTCAAGTGCAAGCATAATTTTATTCATGTCGCCAGTTTTAATTATGTTTGCATCTATACCTGTGTTTAATCCATCTATTGCTTTAGTTTTTCCTCTAATACCTGCCGCTAAAGCATTAACTACTGTGTCTAAACTTTCACCAGTGCCGGCACTTATGTTTAATGCAGCTTCTAAAGTTCTTTGTGATAAGCCTACAGATTTTGTTAGGTTAAGAAATGTTTGAAATGGCTTGCGTAGATCAGTTAATATAGCATAAGTTTTTTCTAAAGATTGTATATAGTTTTCTACTTCTCTTACTCTAAATGCATTGCCAGTATTCTCTAACTGCAACTGCAATGACTTAGCTGCGGCCTCATCCTCGGCAAATACTCTAACTGCCTTTTTGCCAAATGCCACTAATGCTGCGCCACTAAATGCAACGCCAAAGGTACGTGCAAAACTTTTAACACGCTTTTCAAATACGTTTACATCTTGCTGGGCTTTTTTAAGCGCCTTACCATTCCAGGTTGCGAGGGCGGATACAACTACATTGGCCACTATGCCACCTTCTTTAATTCTGTTTTGTCATTAAAATAATCAGCGCCTGCTTTTACTGCATCTACAATAGCTTCATAGATTCTAGGACTATCTTTTGCCCAAGCCTTGTAGATTAAGCGGCCTTGTCCTTTTTTGCCAGCGCTTCTAACATCTTTAATCTTTGGCTGTTTAGTAAGTTCAGGTAGATCAGTTACGAATTGATAACCTGCAAATGGGTTATTAGAGTTGTAAGCACTTTTCGCTCTGCTTTTACGTCTAGCTGTGCCAGCTTGTTTATATGCCATTGTGCCGCCACCTTCATTTACAGATGTGAATGGCGCTCTACCTTGTGGGTTTAATCGACCTGCGGTTTCATAAATACGGCCAGCTGCGCTAACGTTGTAAACGTAATTCTCAACTTGAAAACCATTTTTGAATCTTCTGTTTTGACCTTCTTTGTAACCTATGCCGCCCTTAACTGTATTAGCATCATATTTTGGAAATGGTCGATAATCTATATTTGAGGATATTGGTTTAGACCAGCCAGACAACACTTCTGCATTGCTTGGCACATAGCCTTTAGCAGTAGCTTCTACCTGGCGCATTAATGGAGTAATGGCAGTTTTAATGCGAGCATAAAGATCTTCGTCGATAAAGCTAAGGCCTTTCATAACCTCTTTAACGCCTACGACCTCGGCTGGCATTTTTACTCTCCTTAGCTCTATCAGTCAATACTTGAATAATTGCCCGATACATTTCCGAGTCCATGTTAATAAACTCGCTAGGCGGTATTCCAGTTTCTACGGAAATCTGAGCAATGCCGTAAAGGATAGAATCCCGCTGTGTTATTTTTTTTCTTCGTCTAATACCTCGACAGTTTCTAGGCTGTCAATAAACTCTGCATTAAATAAAGGTACTTGTGCGCCAGACCTGCGCAAGCACTCCCAAGCTAACCAATAAATATGAGTTTGCTGTTCATGCTCACGCAGCATCTTGCTAATACCTGCGCCATACTTCAATTCGAAAGCGTACTCGACACCTGGTGTTATCTTGTGTTCTGTGACTTCACCAGTAGCCCTTGTAATCTTTAGCTTTGCCATTGTTACTCCTTAATTAGAACGCCACTGATGGCGATACTGTGATTC